ACTCCAGCTAGTTCCTTCATTTTCTTCTTTTCAGCGAAATTGAATGGACTTTTTGGCGCTTCAACCTTATCAGACGTTGCTATTACTACATTACCAAACTTGTTCTTTAGCCACTGATATACTTGAGCATGGCCTTTATGAAAGGGCTGGAAACGCCCTGGATATATTGCTAGGATCTTCATTACTTCCCTCTATAGGAATGCTAATCTATAGAGTTATTTAGTGTTTTTAGATGTTGTATTTTGACTTCCTAATGCTCTCTTTAGATACTCTCAGCACTGTTTCTGATAGTGGTCGATACTCTGTTCCACCAAATTCTTTGGCCACTCTCATGAGTTCAAGTATAGGAAGATCGATTACGATGGCCGAAATCTTAGAGTTTTTATTTGTATTGTAGTCAGCTAACCAGCGATGGTGACCGTCCATGATATAGTTGTCATTAGATACGATGATTTTTACATCATTTCTTTGACCGATCATCTGATCGACTTTAGCCAGATCAAACTCAGACTGAGTGGCCTTTAAGTCTTTTACTGGCAATCTCTTTATACGATATTCAACATCATTGTCTGAAAGATGTTTCATGAACTTAGTCATCTTATCACCCTTGATTTGAGGCATAAGGGCGCGAGAGAAAGTCATACCCAGTTCCGGTATTTCAATCTCTTCTTCCAGATTACGATTATATTTCGACACTTTACCATCTTTTACTAGATAGCCAATAACTTCAATGTTTGGAAATTGTTGACCAAGCTTATATAACATCTTTAGATTATCTTCATGATCGTCCCACATACGAATACGATCATATAGTTCAGACTTCATATATCTCTTGAGAATGACGCCCTTATTAATATGAGCCTTACTGTTAGCCTTTAGTTTGGCTAGATTGCCCGCTCGTTCACCATATACCTGATCGATTGGCAATCCATGATCGCGCCATGTCTGGAGAAATTCTTTATGATCATTGAAGTCTGCTCTAGCGGTCAGAATAATTGACTTTGAGTTTTCAGATTGATTCCATACAATTTCTTTGGCCCTATCCAGAACATTACTGATAGGCTTAAAAGTGTCACGAAAGATTTTGCCCGAACGGAATTGAGAGAAGTCAAAGCTCTCGCCGGGCTTAAGATTGTAGCTGTTAAATTGACCCGGATCTAAAATTTTTGATTGTTTGCCATCCTTAATCACAGCCACTCTAGCGTCTGTCTTACCTAGAGTGTCATCAATGTCCCACACATTAAGAGTTCTAATTTCTTTCTTGTGTGCTTTCGCGTATGTCTTAAATTTCATTTTGACCAATTCTTGGTGGCATTGAAGTTTGCTTGTGAGAATTCCAATCTATCTACCAACTTGATTGCATTACCAATCTTGTCGATGGCCACAAATCCTTCTGGTGCAGTAACTTTAAGTCCAGTTGCATCTGTTCTTAGATATGTTCCAACAGAATCTTGAACCTGCTGTAGTTTTCTCACAATCATATTTTTAGCACGAACCAACAAATTTTGCAAGTCAAAAATCTTCTTTAGCTCATTTTTATTTGACTTGTAAAATTCCATAATAATCTTTTTTTCCATTTCGCGCTTCTGTCGCGTATCAGCTTTCTTTGCTTCCAAAATAGACTTGTTTAGCTTCTCTTCTATAGTGGCAATAAGTCCTGCAACATGAGAAGTGGTATTAGTAATCTCTTTTCCTTCACGAACTTTGGAATTATTCCAAGCCTTGATTGCAATTTTGTAGGTATCGTTTGTTGCAATTGTGTTCAAAGTACGTGCAGATATTGTTCTGAACAATGAGCCAGCCTGAGATAATATAGAGTTGATACTGTCAGTCTCTTGCTTTGTAAATGTAGCTGTGCCTGACGCATCAACAAAAGACGCATCACGAAACCACACATTGCGTGATTGCTTTAGTCCACCAATGTCAGCACCAAAAGATGCTTTCATATCGGCCATAGTATTACCATTGTATGTTGTGTGCCATACAATGCCCATCTTAACAGACTTTATAGATTTTGCTAGTGCAGTATCAGCGGGAACAGCATAAACAATCGTATTTGGTTGAAATGTAACATAGCTTTTTCCATCTATAGTCTCATCTTTCAAATCGTTAGAAGTAAACATCATATCGCCTTGCATGACACCATCAATGCCAAGTTCAGACAGATATTTGAGTGCTATCTTTAGCTTTACGTTTAGGCCTTCACCAGGATGATTGGTATCGATATCTGCATTAGTATAATTAAGCTTTGCGTTCTGAGCAAATACGCCTTTGGTACCAACAAAGAACTTACCGTTTTCTGGATTGATACCAGCAAAGATGGCTGGTGCGCCATCCCATTTTGTGGTTATGTTGACAGTTCTACCAGTAGCATGACCAGCGAGCATATCACGAAGAGACTGTAGAAAGGATATCGCACCTCTTGTGCCAGAAACTCCCCCATTTAATACTTCGTCCTCTAGGTGTTCTAAGTGAAGGTTCTTACCTTCTTTGGATTCCGTTAGATAGTCTTGATATGTGATCATTATACTTCCACTATTACTGCGCTTTTAGGTACACTATCCGTTATAACAATACGACCTGCACTATCACCTCTTGATGGTGATTTTCCATATATTTTTGGAATACCACCTTGTTCTGCTTCAGGATCAAAAGTTTGATCTTCTCGTCTAGCTCTCAGTCTAAAATACAGATCGTGTGTTTTAGCATAAGTTTTTGATTCTGTTAGTGTGCCATTCAGAGTCAAAATATTAGTCTTAGGATCATATTTTGATTTGACATCCATAGGCCCAATGTACATATAATCGATTGGACCGCCCATGGCTTTTGTACCAACAACAATCTTTTCTTTGTTTGTTTTAGAAATTTTACCATAAACGTCTGGCACTTTATCACCAGCTTCTAGACCCATAGCCAAAAGCTTTTTATGTGCAGCCTTCATAAACTTACCGGCAATGCCAGGAATAATTGCTTCTAAACCTCTCATACCACCGCCAGCCAAAGATGGTGCGGCTTCACCTTTCAATGATAGGTTTATATCTTTCTTGTTCTTAGTGGAAAAAATAACGTCGGTATATGGTTCTGAACCGCTAGACTGTCTACCAGTATACTTCTTGGCATGAGCAACACTGTCTAGCTTTGTGCCGCCAGCAACGACATTCACTGATTTATTCTTACTTTTTTTAACAGCGTCATTAACAGCTTTAACAACAGCGTTTTCTTGTCTTTCCGCCGACACACCTGCCATATTATTTCTCCTTTTTACTTATTTATCTGTTCCTCAGATTCAATTGCCAACCACTTATTGAGAGGGCAAGACACATAAGGCAACAAGGTCTTATAGTCCATAAAGCAACCACACTCAGCGCATTGAGAACTGACATGGTTAAATTTATCACACTTTCGGCAAATTTCAAGTCTTTGTTCAGAGATTTTAAATCTCTCCTTAAAAAAGTTAAACATCATGTACCTCCAAAATTGACTATATACTTATACGTTATTATGGAGTATACTATGTCAGACAAAATCTATGTTCAGCTTGCGGCCTATCGTGATCCAGAACTTCTTCCTACAATTCGTGACTGTATCAGAAGAGCCAAAGAACCTGAAAATCTGGTATTTGGTATTGCTTGGCAGCATTCAACCGAAGACGTTTGGGATACGTTGGAAGAGTTTAAAGATGATCCTAGATTTCGTATCATTGACATAGACTACAAAGATGGCCTTGGCACTTGCTGGGCTAGACACCTATTGAATGAAGCATATGATGGTGAGAAGTATACTCTACAGTTAGACAGTCACCATCGATTTGTCAAGAACTGGGATGTAAAGTGTAAGAAAATGATCAGCGATCTTATTGAAGCTGGTCATGAGAAACCGGTTTTAACTGCATATGTTCCATCATATGATCCTGAGAATGATCCTGGCGCTAGAGTGAAAGAATGCTGGAGATTAAACTTTGACCGCTTTACTCCTGAAGGTGTAATCTTCATGTTACCCGCTCACATCGAACACCTAGAGATGTTTAAGCTACCTATACCAACACGATTCTTCTCAGCACATTTTGTTTTTGCTTCAGGTCAATTCATCAAGGATGTTCCTTACGATCCTAATCTATATTTTCACGGTGAAGAAATTTCTATGGCCGTACGCGCGTACACGCATGGATATGATCTTTTTGTTCCAAACGAAATTATATGTTGGCATGAATATACCCGCAAAGGTAGAGTTAGACATTGGGATGAGAATAAGAAGTGGGAACAACTCAATCGAAAATCCCTTAAGAGAGTTAAGCAGCTTCTTGGTGTGGACAACGATAAAGCCGATTATGATTTCGAGCAGTATGGACTAGGAAACAAAAGAACACAATCTGAATATGAAGCATATGCTGGTATAAGATTTCACGACAGAGCGGTTCAACAGTTCACTCTTAATAATTTTGATCCGCCAAATCCGCAGTATAAGAACAAGGACTTCTATGATAGTTCGTTCAAGAATGTGTTTAGACACTGCATTGATTTGTGGAAAGAATCTGTTACCGAACCAGATTACGATTTCTGGGCAATCATCTTTAAAGATGAATTCGATAATGAAATCGACAGACAAGATGCAAACAAAGAAGAGATTGCTTTACTTAACAGCAATACTGAAAACACCAGTCCGTTTCATAATATCTGGAGACAGTTTGAGACAACAATAAGGCCACACAAGTGGATTGTGTGGCCCCATTCTGAGAGTAAAGGATGGATGAATCCTATCGAAGGTATTCTACCTCGAGTTTAAGACTTCATGCCAGCAGTAGCACGAAGCATCCAACCGTGTTTCTTGTGAATCTCCATACGATCTTGCAGGAAGTTTGCTAGACCTAGCTCTTCAGATTTCTCTGCAAGATCGTAGGCTTGTTTAAGGGAATCAAGCACAATGTTGTTATCATTCATAAGAACCTGAAACATTCTATCAGCAGCTGGAATTGTATCTGCTTCCTCAATTCGTGTGAGTTCATTCAATCTATCTAAAGAACTTGGTGCAAAAGAATTTTCTGCGCGAATTTCCTCGGCAATAGCATCAACTGCTCCGTGTAGTTCTCCATACAGATTTCCAAAAAATTCATAATATTCTGAAAAATTTGGACCAATAACATTCAAATCATAAAAATACGACTTAAATGAATAAATGAATCAACAAGCATAAAGAAAAT